ATGCTCACCGTTAAGCAAATTGAAGCAGCAAAGCCGAAAGAAAAACCATACCGCCTTCTCGATGGTAATGGCCTGTACCTTTATGTTCCTGTATCCGGGAAAAAGGTATGGCAGCTTCGCTACAAGATTGACGGTAAAGAGAAAATCCTGACCGTCGGAAAATATCCGCTTATGACTTTGCAGGAAGCAAGGGATAAGGCATGGACTGCGAGGAAAGACATCTCGGTTGGCATCGATCCGGTAAAGGCGAAAAAGGCTTCGTCTAACAACAATTCATTTAGTGCGATTTACAAGGAATGGTACGAGCACAAGAAGCAAGTCTGGTCAGTAGGCTATGCAACTGAACTTGCCAAAATGTTTGATGACGACATTTTACCCATCATCGGCGGTCTTGAGATTCAGGATATTGAGCCGATGCAACTGCTGGAAGTAATCCGCAGATTTGAAGATCGCGGTGCAATGGAGCGAGCCAACAAAGCCCGCAGAAGATGCGGCGAGGTTTTTCGTTACGCTATTGTCACCGGAAGGGCTAAATATAACCCGGCACCTGACCTTGCTGACGCCATGAAGGGATACCGCAAGAAGAACTTCCCGTTTCTTCCTGCAGACCAGATCCCGGCATTCAACAAAGCACTGGCAACATTTTCAGGAAGTATCGTATCGCTCATTGCGACCAAAGTTTTACGCTACACAGCCCTCAGAACAAAAGAGCTTCGTTCCATGCAATGGAAGAACGTCGATTTTGAAAACAGGATTATCACTATCGACGCCAGTGTGATGAAGGGCCGCAAGATTCATGTTGTTCCTATGTCAGACCAGGTGGTTGAACTTCTCACTACGCTAAGCTCAATCACTAAACCAGTATCAGAGTTTGTTTTTGCCGGACGCAACGATAAGAAGAAGCCAATCTGCGAGAACGCGGTACTGCTTGTGATCAAACAAATCGGCTATGAAGGTCTGGAAAGCGGTCACGGATTCAGGCATGAATTCAGCACGATTATGAACGAGCACGAATGGCCTGCTGACGCTATTGAAGTGCAACTGGCACATGCCAACGGAGGATCTGTGCGCGGTATTTACAACCATGCTCAGTATCTCGATAAGCGCAGAGAAATGATGCAGTGGTGGGCGGACTGGCTTGATGAAAGTGTGCTGTAATCCTCATATCCAACCTAAGAGATATGCACAATTTTGTAGATCGACACAAACAAATTTTACATTTCAGTATCATACAATGTGTTGACTCAATTTTATGGCTCGGAACAACTTTTAGAATGAATGTGATAGAATCACGCGAAATTTCGCATTATATGTAGAGAGAAAACTTAATGCTTAAGTATAGGAAAGAGCTTGATGGATTGCGTTGTTTGGCAGTGATGGCTGTCATCATTTATCACTCTGGCATTTCTTTGTTTGGAGTAAAGATATTCAAAGGCGGATTCTTTGGAGTTGATGTCTTCCTGGTTCTTTCAGGATATTTAATTACAGATATCATTATAAATAAACTTGATAGCCGCTCTTTCTCACTAACTGACTTCTATTGGAGACGCATAAAGAGAATTGTTCCTGCTCTTATTGCTATGCTTGTAGTTACATCGATAGTGGCTTATAAAATTCTTCTACCAAATGACTTAGTAAAATTCTCTGAATCTCTCATTTCTGCTATTTATTTTGGTTCTAATTATTATTTTCTTGGTGAAGATAGCTATGTATCAAATGCAAGTATATTTAAACCACTCCTTCATACATGGAGTCTTGCTGTTGAATGGCAATTCTACGTATTTTATCCATTCTTATTGATTTTTATAAATAAATTTATTAAGAAATACAGAGTATTACTTCTTATATTGATTTCTGTTTCATCTATTGTGTATGCAAATATTATAGTTAGCAGTTACCCTGACTTAGCATTCTATACGCTACTACCAAGGGCATGGGAATTAATTCTTGGTGGAATTGTGTCTTTTTTTGTAAAAGAAAGAAGAAGCAATATACATAAAGACCAATCATCTTTAACTTCGTTTCTGCCAGTAATTGGAATGTTGATGATTGTTTATTCAATGTTGTTTTTTGGAAATAACATCAAACACCCTTCATTTATCACCCTAATACCTGTAGCTGGTTCATGTTTGATAATCGCATTTGCAAATGGTGCCGATTTAATATCTAAAATATTATCCTTGCGTCCGATTGTCTTTATTGGCTTGATATCATATTCTCTATATTTATGGCATCAACCTGTTTTTGTTTTTTACAGGATATTATTTAGTGAAAATATCACTCCTTATTACTGTGTAGTATTAGCATCAATTTCAATTGTTATTTCGTCTTTTTCATATTTTTTTATTGAAAAACCATATAGAGCAAAACATGTTAAAAGTAAGAATACAATAGTATTAGCAACATCTCTGTCAGCATTGCTTGCTTTCTCTATTTATGCAAAGGCCGATGGGGGTTTTCAGTGGCGTCTTGCAGGCATTCTGAAAGAAACCTATGAAATGTACAAAGAACCAGAGTTCAGGAAATTGGCAGATTATTCAAATATTGGTAAAAGTTTAAGAGGTGAACCTGATAGTTATTTATGTGGTTTACGTTCTCTTGATAACCCGTGTAGCTTTGGCGGTGATGACATCATCGTATTAGGAGATAGCTATGCTGGACAATATGCACCAACAATTTTAGATTACTCAAAAGAAAATAACAAAGGGATGTTATCTCTCACGTATGAGCAATGTCCATTTGTGAGTGATATGTGGTTTGGCAATGTTCCTGAATGTGTGGTTGTCAATGAGCAAAGATGGAAAGCCATTGATTCTCTTAAGGGTAAGAAAACTATTTTTATAGCTGCTAATTATGATCAATTCCCGCTTGCTAAGGCTCCTGTGTCATCTCCTTTAGAGATGGCGAAGCAAAATTTTAGTGGCGGAGATTTTTTAGGTGGCGAGCAGGCATATATCTCTCTATCGAATAATGTTAAGAAACTCGTGTCCAAGGGGCATGATGTATATATTGTATACCCAACCCCTAATCCGTCTGAAGATGTTGCCAACATAGTATTCTCAAAACTAAGATCTATCAATTATAAGTTTGAGACAACATACACAAGCAGCAGAAATGGGCTTAACTTAGCAAAACAACAATCCGATATATTAGATAAATATATTCCTGACATGAAAGGATTGCATAAGATAAAACCTATAAAAACTTTATGTGATGACAATGGTTGTAGAATAATTGACCATAACGGCGGATTATATAATGTTGGTTTTCACTTATCTAAATCTGGTGTTAAAGAAATACTTAATGATAACGGCTTTGTAATTAATTAGTTTATTTTGTCCACCAACATTATCAATACTAAAAAAACAGCGGCAATTTCGCCGCTGTTTTTATATAAAATAAGTAACAGAACCAATTATCTCAGCATTATTACCTAGAACATTTAGTTGTACATTCATATTACCAGCGACAGATGTAGCTCCTGTAAATGTTATGTAATTACTTTCAGCATCAACCCTAGGCAATAGCGCAGCCACAGCCGTAGTTAAGTTATTGTAATACCCAATAGATCCAACAGAAGTAGCCCCTGGTCGTGACAAAAAAGGTAATCCACCTATCCTATAACCATCTCCACTTCCAATAATCGTTATCCCTATGTGAAAACTTGCGGTCACTACATCACCAGTTCTTGTATAACTTCCAACTTGTTTATAGTAGGAGGCATTTCCGCCTACAGTCGGAATCCAAACTCCAGTTTCTATATCACCACACGACCAGTCTTCTGCTGTTGTTAGTTTTCCAGTAACAATAAATTTACTTCCACCACCAGAATTATAAGGAACAAAAATTGGTTTTATTCTTGCATAAGTGTTACCGATCTGCTCATTAAGATCATTTCTATCAATAAGAACTTGACCATTTTCGAAGTTTGAAATCTGGCAGTCTGTTACACTCCAGTCTCTTAACTTCACATCAGCATCCATGACACCAATAAGCTTACCAGCATTACCAATTTTTTCTTTATGCATATTTACATACACATTTCTTACCGTAACAGACTGAGGGAACAAATAATTATCAGGATTAGTTTTATCACTTAAAACAGATATTACCCAAGGTCTGTGTTGAGTACTTACTTCACAATAAAATCCATCAATAAGCGTTCCAGATGCCGCTGGTCCAAGTAGTATTCCACCTGTAGAGTGATGCGCACTACCTCCAATTACTCGCCCCTTAACGCAGTTAATATAGGCAAAATATCCTAAATCTTGATTGTTATATGCTGTCATGGAGCAATCTCTTATTGTAACTCTAGAGTTCCCACCATCATATGCACTGCCATCCGTTTTTTTACCAGGTAAAGAAATGAAACTACCTATTGCAATATCACTAAAAAATGTTTTTTTATAGCATCCTTCTATAAGGATATCCCAGTTTTCAAACTGAGCATATATATCATAAGAATCCTTATTGCCATAATCAATAAAATCACAATATTGTATTTTTGGTGTAAAAACAAAGCTCTTTACCATTATTCCAAACTTTGCATTTTGACCACCAGTGAATCTAATTCCATAAATTACATAATCACCTTGATAAAAATTATCTGCTGTTGGTTGATCTTCGTCAGTTGGATCTCCACACTTAACTGCAGCGTCAGTTCCAGTATAGTTTATTGTTGCTCCTTTAAAAGAGTATAAAGTAACAGGTCTAATTAAATTCAATGACTCGCTAATAAGATAATTTCCATCTGGAAAGTACACGGATACTGGTGGAGAATATTTAGGTCTTGTGTTAACGTAATCTTTAAGTTTGAGCACCGCAGCATCATCATTCGTGCCATCACCTTTAAACCCAAAGTCTTTCGCGCTCACAAAATCTGCATTTTTATCGTGCTGTGCTCTCTCGATTGCCATAGAGAGGGGTTGTTTTACACGAACAACTGAATCATCAACTAATAATGGCCCATTTTCAGATAGCAATCTTTCCTGAAATTGATCAGGGTCATATTTCAGCACATTAGGGAAATAGAACTGCTGCGCGCCATACGCATCATATACAGCCATAGAATGGCCTTGCACAGTTACGAATTTGGCAATCTGCCCGTTATATACCGGATATCCAGCAGCGTTAATGATGATTGGCTGTGCAACAGAAACGTGAGAGCCGTCTTCGTTTTCCACATAAACCTGAATCTGGTTTTCAGGATTTACAGGGTCAGTGTCAATTTTACCGATATAAATTTTGCCATTGGCTACGGCTTTAAAAGAACGAGCCATAGTGAAGAGTTGCGAAGGCATGCTTACCACAACATTTGCGGTGATATCTGACATTTCATTGCTCCAGACGAATGATATGATGCAACCATGATGTGATTGCATACCGAAATGGTACTATTGAGTATTTATCCAGTAGGTTACGATGCCATTCCACCCAACTGGTGAGGCATCAAGGATGTACAGCAAATACGACGAGGCGCAGTTTCACTTGAGACTTCCGCATGAACTCCACGCGAAAATTAAACAGCGCGCGAAGATGAATAACAGGTCGCTGAACTCAGAGATAATTGCAGCGATTGAAGAATCATTGGCTAAACAAAGCTCTGCATCAGTTTACATTGACGATGCAGAGCGTATGGCAGAACAACAATCTGATATGGTTAAGAAAATTGTCTTTGATACGCTCAAGGAGCTATATAAAAAAGACAGCAGCTAACCTCAGTTACGGAGGATTTATGCAAAGAGATATGCTGAATATTGCGTTCTACATATTTGGTTTTTGCACGTTCCTGGTGTTTGCGAAGCTATTCTGACAACACATCAGACTTAGCCCCCTGCGCCATAGCGTTAATAGCCTTTTGTGCCTGCTGCATGGCTTTCTCAAAAGATGTTGATCCGCGTGGGGTGTTTGCCATTCGGAGCATTGCATTTCTGAATGGCTCGCTCTCATAGGCGCGAGTAAGAAGTCCGTAGCTTACTGCTGCGCCAGTTGTCGCCGGGTTCATTGCCGTCCCATACCCGATAATGAACGGGATGGTTTGCTGCCCTGTTGGTGTTGTTACTGCTGCTTTTGCAGCCTGTTGCGTAGATTGCAGGTAGTTTTTCAATCCTTTCAGATAAGCAGCATCCTGACCTTTAAATGTGATGCCAGTCTGGTTTTGCAGGATGTTAAGCTGTCGAAGGAACTGGTCAGGTGAACCACCTGATTTCTCCATCGCCTTTCCAATGATGCCATTGCGCATTTGCGCCCTGCCAACACGACCAACTGAGTTATACAGAGTCTTAATTTCCGATTTGTTCTTGCTGAATAGCATGTTGTTGACAACTTCCGGCGTCAGGTCGCCTTTCATGAGAACATTCTTCAGCCTGGTATTCTTTAGTTTTGCCGCTTCGTCAGCGTAGACGGCATTGGCCTGCTGATATTTACGGAGAGTATCGTTGCCAAGATTCTGACCAATGGCACCATTGATATCGTCAGTCATTGCCTTGTAAACGCGCTGAATGGCAGCATCGGAACGGTTTGGTAACACTGGTCGCTCACCCTTCACGTCCATTCTGAACTGGCTGCGCAGATCGCTTAATTGCTTCAAATCCAGATTTACCGGACCATCAGGGCCAGCATTGCGAACAAGCTCATCACGATAGGACTGAAGTTTTGAAATAGTCTCGTTATCAGCAACCTTACCAAGCTTCTGCAGGTTAGATATTTCTGTATCAATCTGCTGAATTGCTCGCGCAGGCTGAATGTTTACTCCAGCCATAGCATTCTGAACCTGCTCCAGTCGATTACCGGCGGCACGACGAATTCCTGATGTTTTCGCTTTAAGGCTGTCAATAACAACCGCTGGATCATACTCACCGAATTTATCGGCAAATCTCTGCACCAACTGGCTTCTCGCTTCTTGTTGCGTTGCTCTCATTCCGCTTGTGCCAGCCAGAGGGATATTTTCTGCTGTAGTCTGCGCCATTTTTCCGACGCGGGAAGTGGGTTGTAACAGGTCTGTGGTGTGCAGAGGAACTCCTTCACGCTCTGCAAATCTGATAGCCTGTTGCGCTTCTGGTGCTATCGAACCACGAACACCACGATAAGCAGCACCTAATCCACGTCCGGCAGCGTTAATAGCGCCGCCAGCCAGAACGCCAACGCCTAAATCGGTAGCGAGTGCTTCCGCATCATCTTTCGCACTATTTGCAGCAAGTGACCCGACTGCGTTTTCAGCGAGAAGGCGAGTTGCACCCTGAGCGATTCTACCAGCGAGTGTTGGTGCCTGTGTTGCCGCTCTCTCAATGCCAGCAGGGGTAAGGTAAGGCAATGCTTCAGCAAATACCCTTCCCTCTGTCGTTTGTGGAGTCAGCGCGCCTTGCTGAAGGCCAAAATCCTGCTCTAATCCCTGCGTTGTTACTCGTGGCGCTGGTTGGTATGTTCCATCGCCAATACCGAGTTTACCGCCGGCCCATGCCGCCGCACTTGTTACAGCATCGGCAACTGATGCAGGTATGTTTGCTACGTTCACGCCAGCCTGCACCAGTCCGCGACCAGTCTCTTTTACTGCTTCGCCAAGATCAGACATAAACCCACTTTGCTGTGGTTGTTGCTGTGCTACTGGTTGCTGTGTCTCCACTGGCTGCACAGATGGCAATGGATAGGCAGCATAGAAAGCTTGCTTGGCCTGCTCTGCATTTTCTCCAGCTTGCGGGGCAACGACTTCATTGAAGTATTGCTCCTGAGCCTGCGCTTTTTGTTCTGGTGCTAACGCCTGATACTGTGGAGAGGCGATAACATCTTTCCATGCTTTAGCCATTAATCACCCCATAGTGAAGAAAAATTACTGCCAGTAGTAGGTTGTTGCGCTGGCATATTCTGCACTGGCTCCTGATAATCAAACTGTTTTTTAACAGTGCTCAACTTGCTTTCAAGCTGATTTCGAATCTTTCCGATAGAGTCACGAAAAGCCTTTTCGCTCATTTTGGGGCTTAGGGCACCAACCGCATCGGATAATTTTTTACCCTCAGCATCTGAAAGAGCGCCCATACCCTTCAGGGACTGCACCATAGGAAGGAATGTTTGAGCTTTAAAGGTGTCGAGCCTTGCTTCAAAGTTAGCCGCATCAGAGCCAGGAACTGTCGGAAACGCTGAGCGAATTCCTACTGCTTTTGGAAGGCCGGGGCTTTGCTCTATCTCGTTGAGAGAATCAAGCGCGGTGCTGAACGTATCAACTGCACCCTGAGCGGCGGCCTGCCTGTCAGCGCGGGCTATGTCAGCCTTTTGCCGAACATCTGCCTGTTTCTGTTTTAGCTCTTCAAGCTTTAACTGATTGCTTTCTCTTGCTATCTGTCTGTCCAGAGCCTTTTCTTGTAATTCTGCTCTTTGTATTTCTCGGGAAAGAGCAGCATTCTGTGCGCTGATGTTCTGTCCACGTATCTGGATGTCCTGACCTCGAGCTGTTAGTGCTTCTCCAGCCTGATTGCTGCGGATTGTCTCTGCCAGTCTGCCTCGGTCAATTTCACGACCAGCCATCTTGTCCTGAACATTGAAGTAATCAATCGGACCAAGCGCAGCCATCCCAAGGTGATCAACAAACTCTGTGAAACCTTGTGGATTTTGCTGGTACATTTTCGCCACATCCAGAGGGTCTACTCCGGCACGAGTAAGCTCAGATGAGTTGTTCTGCAACCATGACATCATGGCTTCTGGAGATGAAGCTGCGAGTCTGGCACTTGCTGCCAGTGTACCGACAGTGGAACGCTGGTCTTCATCGACAAATTTCATGCCGTTTCTTACAGCGTCAAACTGCTCAGGATACTGTGATGCCAGTTTTCGCATTGCATCGCGGTCACCAGATGTATATGCATCAGCATAAGCCTGCTGAAACTCTTGCTGTCGCTTCTGCTGATCCATCTGCTTATACATATCCATGACAGATGAAATGCCCTGCAAAGCCTGCAAGCCAACGTTATTACGTCCTGAACGCTCCATCTCGTTATTCTGTCGAATGTATGCAAGCGTGGCGTCTGCATCACTTGCTCTTGGAGCGTTGGAGTTCATGCCGCCTAACCCGGCAAGAAGCGCGCCTGAATTACCAGCCTGTTTCCATGTAGCCAAGAGACACCTCCATTAAAAAAGTGAACCAAGAAGACCGACGCCAGCACCAATTGCTGTACCCCAACCAGGCATGATTGCAGTACCTGCAGCTGCACCTGCCGCCGCTCCACCCAAGGCACTCTGAAATCCTGATGGTTTATTCGCATTAGCCGCAGATGCTGCCGCCTGCTGTTGATACAATTGGCTGACATTGTTAGCGTAGTTCTGTCCGGCGTTTGCCTGACCTGTAAGAGCACCAAGGCCGATATTTGCCAGATTGTTGTAGTTGTTCATCTGACCTGACAGCCAGTTTTGACCGAGCGTAGGTGCGATTGCTGCTAACTGGTTTCCTGTTGCTGTAGAGCCTAATCCACCCGTTGCCTCTGCTGCTGCCAGACTCTGGTAACGCGCCTGTCCAGCAAGGTCTTTGTACTGCTGGGAGTTGTAATACTGGTTAAGCGCCTGACCTTGCCCCTGAAGAGAGGAAAGATTCTGCAACTCTGATACGTACTGTTGAGCGAGTGGCGTGAACGGTGCAAGGTTTTGCATGTTCGTTTGCCACATTTCACGCTGCAATTCGATACCCTTTTCAGTTGCGCGTGCCTGGGCTTTTGAGCCGGAGTCGCTGCCGCCTTTCATATACCCATTCATGGGAAGCAATTTATTCTTGAAGCTTTCGCTAAGTACTAACATTTAATAGCTCCTCATATTTCGAACGAGGTAATTGATAGAGGGTGATTCCAACCGGTTTTCCGTTACTCATGTACGCATCATCAAGGTGACCAACACGGGTAGCGCCAAGCAAACGGATAATTGACCGTCCGTATTTCGTTGTGTCAGGAACCATGGTGATGCTGTTAAGGAATGGTGAGTTTTCGAGAAGCCATTTGCAGAATAATCGATGCCCTTGCAGTGCATATTCACCACGGAATCCGGGGTCGTACACCGCATGGCATTCAACAACGCTATGCCAGAAGTTACGCACTTCATGAACGCCAGCCAGCACTAATCCTTCGTAGATGCCGAGATATACCGCATCAGGCTTGATGTAGTATTTGTCTCCACTGTCTACGATATTTCCCGTGTTTTCTGGGTTGTTGAGGAATTCTGCAAGCTTCACCGGATTATCGATGAGCTTTATTTCCATCACTGCTCCGCAATGATTTTGATGGTTGTGGCAGTAAACGCCGCACCATTAGACTGAATGGTTAACGTGCTGCCATTTGTGGCAAGAAAGCCGTCTTTATCCACGCTGAAGAACGTAGCTAACAGGATGTTGTCGGTTGTTGTCGCCGCATTACGACTGCTGACCAGCGTATCAGGAACAGAGCCGGAGAATGTTAGCTGCATTGACCTGTTGGCGGTTCCGCTGGGCCACGTCCCGACGATCGACAGCTTGAAGAACAAGGTTTTGTTCTCGTTGAACACAACCATCTTGTTGTTAACAGTGTCGAAGAATGGTGCCAACGTGCCGGATGACGGCGTTAGCGTTTTCAGCAGGCTAACAAGGTTGGTCGGCGCTGTCGGGATGGTTACTGATACGCCAGAGTAAACAACCTCTGACTTCTTGCGAGTAGTGGCATACTCCAGAGCATCGATGCGCGATTCATGGTCTGAAACCTGCGACTCCAGCGACTGAACTCTGGTATCAAGCGACGCAATATCGCTTTCATTATGAGCGATTCGCGTTTCATGTTCCTGAAGAGTTGATTCTGCCTGGCTGATTCGCTCCTCATGATTAACAAGTGTTGCTTCCGCAGCAGAAATTCGTTGCTCATGATCAGCGAGAATCACATCCTGCTCATCGTTCCTGACTTGTGCATCATAAGCGCCCTGTCCGGCCTCGTTGGCTTTGTTCGCCACGTTACCAACATCAGTGCCCTGTGCGATAACGTAAAGCAGATACGACTGCGAGAAGATATTGCGTGGAAGGATTGATGTATCGAGCCGCGTAGCCTGGATGATTACCGGCACATTGAGATTCGAATCCGCCATTACTCAATCCTTATCTGGCAGCCAGACAGAGTGACAGGTGACTTCGTGATAACGCGCAATTTGAAGCCAATGTTTTTCCTGATGCGCCCGACACGCTTCCACAAAACGCGTTTGTCGTAAACGAACGGTTCATTCTGCTCAATCATCTGCTCACGTCCGTAATTGATGCCGTCAGTGGTTGTCGATAGGAACAGGCGGTCAGCGTACTGCGCAACGCCAGTTGAAGATTCAACTTCAAGGTCGAAAACTCTGGCGTTATCTGCTTTGAACAACGGAGTAAACAACAGGTGTTCCTGTTGCTTGTCGTACTGGCTGCTGATGTCGAATTGCAATTTCCCGGTCACGGACTCCAGTTTATCGCCGCACGTTATCTGATTGCCTTCGTAAATGAAGTCGATAGCGCGGTACACATCGTCATACAGACCTGTTTTCAGCACACACCATTGTGGGCCATTGGCGCTTGAAGATGCGTCGTACACGAGGACGTGACGCGGAAGGTGGATAATCAGCAACTCATGAGCATCAAATCGCAGCGATTCCATCACACCATCAGCCAGTTCATCAGCAGTGTAGGAGCGGAGGATTTTCTCAATGCTCGCGCTGGCAATTGGTGACACCTGACCAGAGCCGATGATATACACAGACGGCGCACCCGTTGCCGGATTGCTGATGAACGCATACGAATCAGCAAACGGCGTTTTGCAGTAAGTCCCGGCAATGCCTTTCTGCACCATCAGCGATGGCTGGGCGACATACAAAGCAGCACCAACGGTGGTTGCACCAGTCAGGGAGAAATATTCAATCGTCGATGAACCAAAGCAGACGATGAAGTCTCGCCATGTGCCGATACCGATGATGCCGTCCGGCTGCGACTCGGCACGATATTGTGCGCTGTAGCGGTCAGGATGCGATTCGTCTTCAGGGTCAGTGATAAACCATGAATCAGTTCCGTCTTTTGACCACGCATAACGCCCACGTAAGCGCGTAATATCGCGGACTGAGCCTAACTCATACTGCGTGAATCCGCTGTCTGTAGGCCAGTTTGAGACGGTTTTAACCGTGCCATCATAGCGATACTCGACCAGTTGACCATTAACGCCTACCGCCTGTGATGTCCGACCATGCGCCATTGATACGCGACCACTTCCGGCAACATCACCGACCTCGCTTTCTCCTTTGTACAGCTTGCCACCACATACGCGATAAACAGCATTCTGCGCCATGTTGTACTCGACGCCGCGAGATGCACCGTTCACATCAGAGCGTTTGGCAATGCCAGGGAATGAGCGAAGATATCCGCTGCTGTTCAGGATTTCTTTAGGTGTAGCCAGCATATTCACTGGCAGATAGTCGATATAGTCGGCGTTTCGAAAGTCTTTGCCGACACCTTTCATAAGCGGAAGTTGCTGAATAGGCATTTATTCACCTATGCGTTTGGGATATCGCCATCAATCAGAGGGAGATCGCCTGGATAATATCGGTCAGATGTGAACACGTCATATTTATTACCCTGTCCTACAGGAAAATCTCCACGTCGTCGCATTGAAGGAACAACCAGAGTGTCGGTCATCAAGGCATCAAATGAGCGTTGGGCGTTACTGAGAACTTGCGGAGTTGGTTCAAGGCTGTAATCAGATAGCATTCTCAGCAATAACTGATAGCCTACTGCGTGTTTGTATTTTCTTGGAAGACCAGACTCATCATCTGGTAATGGCTGCTCATCTCCAGTTGCGAAAGCGTAACCAATGTCGCCGGGGTTAATCATCCACTCGGACATCATATCTTCCAGATCATTTACACCATCTTCAATTGATTGCGGCTCAACCTCAGTCAGCGATGCATTAGAAGCAATAGCAAACTTACGAAGCGCAAAAAGGACGATCTCACCCTTTGTCAGTACTGTTGCCATTGTCTGCCGCCTTACGACCTCGCTTACTGGTCGGTTTCAATTCATCAACTGAGGCAACAAAGCCCAACTTTTCGAAAAACTGGAAGTCTTTTTCTGCGATAACGGCCTGCACATGCCCGGATTCGTTATCTGCGGCAAGGAATACACTCATGCGATCCATATTGTTTCCTTAAAACAAAAGGGGCGGAAGCCCCTTGTTATTACGGATTACCGAAGAACTGACCGCCCATGTGAGGGTTAAAGCACACATATGCAGGCAGTAAGTCGAAGCGCATTTTTTGCACGTTGGCATCGCCATCTGCGTATTTATGTACGCGGATGGAGAAACCTTCATATGTTGCAACAGCAGAATCAATACTGTGCAGTTTCGGTAGTGGGATAGAGCCAAGGCCACAGAAGAACTTGTTATAGAACAGGTTGGGCTTCATTGTCTGGCTAGCAGTGCCTACCACAGATACGGCATCGCCTGCCGCCACCTGACGACTTACAGAGTTGTACTGCGGGTTTGTAGTGTCATAAATCGGAACTCCAGAAAGCGTAACCGTCACATCGCCACTGCTGTCTGAATTAGCATCAGCAGTAACCGTTGCAGTGAAGCTAATTGGTGTGGCTCCGTTATACAACGCCTGTTTGGTCTGCTGTTGCAGCCAGTAGGTATTGGTGAATTTAACCTGATCACCAGCTTTCAGAAAACCTGTAACGCTGGCTGTCGCTCCGGTCAATGTTACAGTGAACTGGTATGAGTCTTTAACTGCGTTATAGGTAACAGTTGGCTGTGTTTTGACTGTCAGTGTTCCGCCAAATGCCCCCTGCGTACGAGAGGCAAGCCCATTAGACATCAGTGCGCGAATGCCGCCAAAATTGGTTGGAATCTGCGCATTCTCCCATGCAGTACGAACCAATTGATCTGAAGCGTGCAAACCAGTCTGCGCATCAGCAAGTCGCTGTGCAGACCATGGATCCATTACAGCATAGTTTTCACCTTCATTAACGCCTAGGTCTTTCAGGAAAGATGCCGTCTGCGCAACATCAGACCATTTGGTGATTGGAGTATTGGGGCTACCAAGTGACAACGCACCGTTATTCATCATGAAGTGAGCAAGCTCTGTTTCAAGGTCGGTAACGATTCGCTGGCGAACCGGCGCGAGAATTTCTTCCAGTTGGTTAAGCTTGATCGCTTCCTCCAGTTGCTGATATTCAACAGCAACAGTGATGTAGTTACCTACACGCCCCGTAGCTTTACCTGAGATCAGGTTGTTTTTATTTTGCCCTGAAATATCACCAGTGGGAGTACGGAGGGATGAGAATTGATGCGGACGTTTAAAGCTAACGCTATCGCCAGTGCTGGAGTTGATTTCACCTGCCAGCAACTGACGGTCTACGGTTTTCGCCAGAACTAAATCTGACATAAAACCCGGAAGGAATTTTTTCAGAACGATTTGACTGACGTTACTGTCGAGATTGTTAGGCATTTATCTTTTCCTTATTCGATTTTTGCGCCGGGGCATAATTTGTTGAATTCGTCTTGTTTCGCATCAGCACCGCCACCACGTACTTCCGGCTCTGGCTTGATGGCTTTCTTTGGTTTTGGAGCAAGGCTTACCTGTTTGCTAATCTGCCCCAAGAGGAATGCTGCGCGAATTGGATCTGTCTCAGCGGCTACACGCTGGCGTAATTGCTGGCTCTTACCTAAGCCATAGGCGAGTAGTTCAGAGCCTTCGTCTGCACAGTGAATGATGATTTCCTGCTGAATTGGTGGTAGCTCACTAAGAACAATGGCCTCCATTTCCTGATAATCTTTCACAGGAAGTTTGGCTGCCCGTTGTTTATGCGCTTCTACCCTTTGCTGGAAACGCTGTTGGTATTCCTGTTGCTGACGTAGTTTTTGTTGCTGCTGCTGTTCGACACGGCCTTTTTTCTCATGCCAATCAGTCAATGCCTGTTCAAACGCCTGTTCGTCATAATCACACGACTCAAGAGTCGGTTTTGGTGGAATAGCGTCTGGTTGTGGTTGCTGATGTTCCGCAGGCTTGGCTAATGCTTCCTCAAGCTGGCGGCGCAACTCACGGTTTTCTTTCTGTGTTTCTTTGAAGCCTTTGCGAAGATCTTTCACCCATTGCGGTGCAGGTTGCCCGTCAATGTGATCATCATCGTCAGCGTTAAGCTGAATTTCTTCATCACCAATACGCAAGGCGTAATCTTCTGGTGTCTCTTCGGTTTTTTCAGGATCAGTTGCCATCTCTTTTCCGTTGTCATCCTGGCTTTCATTCTCAGGCTGTGACTCTGTTTGGATGATGGTTTCTTCTGCATTTTCCTGTGTTTCAGACAGGTCAATAACCTGACCGTCGATGATCAGTTCGTTTTCCATTGATTACTCCTGGTTAACTCGGCATTAAGTCTGCCGGTGACTGTGGTGGTGACTGGAATTGCTGTTGTTGTGACTCGGCGACATCTTTCAGAAGGCGTATTGCCTCCATCACTGCTTTGTCATCGATGTTTCTGGCTTGAGCCAGTTTATAGACAGTGTTTGCCTGACTCTCCATCGCATCCTGCTGGGCAGTAAATGCTTTGATTTGAGTTTGAGCGGTTTCGTTAGTTGCTTTTTGCGCTTCTGCCTGCGCTGCTACCATTTGCGCCTGAGCGAGAACCATTTCAGGATTTGGCTGGCTTTGTGCTGCCATTTGCGCCTGTTGAACAATCTGCTGCTCTTTCTCATTGCGTGGTTTTGCAATACCAGATATCAGCAGTTGGTTTCGGTTGTACTCTTTGAAGTCATCAAGGCCTTCGCCATCGATATTGTCCAGAATAATACCCTGAATTGCCTGGCGCATTGGGTCTGTTGGAAGCATAGAGCTAAGGACATTTGTCAGTACAGAAACCGTTGCATCACGTCGTGCTGTGTAGCTTGGTCCAACATCAACCGTCACATCGTATCGACCGACAGAAAGGTCATTTAACGCAACAACAGCCCCTGTTTGCCTGTCAACAACCTGTGCGCTCAGGACAGCGATATCATCACTTCCATCTTCGTTAACGATGCGCACTTCACGTTCTGAACCGTACACTTCACGCGCCATTGACAGCCATACTTCACCAGCGCGTTTAAGACTTTTCGCCATATTGTCCAGATAGATAAACGAAGCCATATCTGCTCTGTTCATCAAGTTGTTAACCGTTTCCTGAGCAATATTACTTGGCATCTGCTGCATGGCCTGACTGCCGCCTGTAACCTCCTGAATATCAGCACTGGTTTGCTGTAGTAATGCAGCCAATGCCTGATTCATAACCGCAGGCTGTGTATATCCTGCCGGGGTAGCTCCAGCGATAATGTTGCCAGATTTATCTCTCACTTCGCGCAACGGCAAGAACGCTGGGCGTTTCTTGTTGCGAGCCTCCCAGTGCTTCTCAAGTCCACGAATTTGCTCCATGCCAACTATAGGGATCTGACCGGGGTCTTGCGCTGCAGTATCAGCCAGCATTGAAACCTGAAGGTTGTACAAACGCTGTGGATCCATTGCTTTTGCAATGTGCCCTTCGACACGCTCAATGTCATCAATGAACCAGCGTTTTCCATAAACCGGGATGAGGGGGATATGCTCACCAGGAATACGTCGAGGTTTCTCAAGGAAACCATCACCATCCACTACGGATACATACACACGACGGCGCTTCACTGAGCGCCTTGCCACTTCCTGAAATCCAGCTATTGCCAGTTCATCTTCAATATCTTCAACCTGATCACTGTCGTATGTTGCAATCTCTCCAGTGATTGGATGTCGATAACTGATGACGTCAACAGACTCTTTACGAACTTCGTAATACTTCGCTATGTAAATAACATCTGCACCAAACCAGTTATATTCCCAACTGGTCATAGACGTTACATCCAGAGAAGTAGGAGGTTTCTTTCCGTATTCAGCCTCATATTTTTCAGGTGACAACGAATACATACAGAACGCCCACAACGCGTCAGATTTGTCGTACTTCTTAGCGTCAGGGTCAAACCACACAGAGCGCGACGGGTCGTATATTGGTTCAATAGCAATACGCTGACGATCGTCCATGGGGTCGTATTCATTGACCAGCATCGACGTCAAACGGAAGCAACCGAAACCACCAGTAGCAGCGTCGTCAAATGCATTATCGCAAGCCTCACCGCCATCAGTTTCTTCGTAGTCAGCACGGAACAGACCATTTAATTTATTGGCTAACTCTTCGCTTGCCTCTCTGTCACCAGGACGAAACTTAACGGTGATTCTGTTATTGCGGTATTCTGCAATGATGCGGTTAAGTTCAGTTGCTACCTTATTGATTTCAAACTTAGGATACTTCTCGAACTGCTCATCAAGCTTAGTTCCAGCCGCCGTTGCTCCTTCCCATTGACCTCCGGGGACACGAGCAAACCTCGTAGCTTCAATGCACTTTTCGCGCACTTCCTTCTGTGGAGAATAGGCGCGGTCAAACCTGAGCATGATCCGCTCATGTTTTTTCTCTAATGTCTCTGCCATGTTTACCAACCGGAGGATGAGGGAACGTATATTTCTGTTTCTTCGCGGACCAATGCCGGGCAATGCATACACATCATCAGCGCATCAGCCAGGTTAGGAGATGGAATACCGAGCTTCTGCTTCATTTCGACCTTAGTCATAAGCTCCAGCTTCCCGTTATTATTGAATTTGCGCTGAATCTGCGTCAGTTCTGCAAACAGCTTCTCCAGCATCTTCTCGCCTATCGCTTCTTTGTCGAAACTCAGCATGTCGTCTGGGTCTGCATACTCACCGTGAACAACCGCCCGATATGTCAGATACAGCCTGTCAGCCAGCGCGTAATAGAATTGCGCTCGCTTATTGCGGAATACATCGCCAATAGTGCGAACATTGTCGCCCTGTACGACTTCATCAGCCCATGCTCCGGCCTGATATGGCGCATCTTCATCGAATGGCGATTCGCTGCCCTTGAACATCGTGGCGGTGATTTTCTTGCCGGAGAACGCTTCCGTTGTCTGTCTGCGTAGCCCGGCACCAACACCATCACCATCCCACAGGTAATGGTCAGCGCCGTCTTCAATCGCCAGCGAAGTAGCCCAGTCAGCACCCTCGTTGATGTCCATCAGCAGACCTTCGGCAATGCGCTTAACTACCGAACCGTGACGCGATGCGTAACCTTTAGCATCTGGCCCTGTATCTGACGGGTCATGTGCAGAAACAACCGCGCCTTTCGCTTTCCATCCGAGTTTCTTGTGCGCATCGGTTGCAGCTTCAAGCCATTCACGTTTGATGATTGCCATATCACTTGCGCTTACTGGCTCACCAAGCCAGATATGACGATACAGTGTCGGATTTCTGCGTTTGCACTCTTCCATCTCCAGACGGAGAACTTCAGGAAAGTGCGGGTTGTCGGTGTAGTTCACCGTCAGCAGGCAAATATCATCGGGAGGATTTACGACGAATCGCTGATAGGTATCGTCGAGGATGTTCTTCGGGTTAAAGCTCACCCATATTTCAGAGAACGGCTTACGGATGGTTGGTATCAGGATATCCCATGATTCCTTCGTTACCGCCTCCGCTTCTTCCACCCAGCAGATATCAATACCTTCGAGCGATTTAATCTTCGTCGGGTTGTTTTTGATGCCGTAGAACATGAATTCAGCATTCGTTCCGAGATGACGAATCATTGAACGCTGAATTTCAAACTCAGCCGAATACCCTTCACGCTCGATGGTATCTTCAAGCAACCGGATTACCGAATCGCTGATACTGTTTTGCAGTTCACGAGCGCAGAGAATACGCACAGGCTGCCGACGCGCCGCTTCAACAAGCAGCCTCGCAATTGCCCATGACTTACCGCTACCTCGACCGCCTTTGGCAACTTTGTAGCGATGCGCCTCAATGAACGGTTCAAAGATAGGATTAATCGAGGTCATTTTCCGAATAGAGTGCTCATCGGTGATGTTTCAATCTGAATTGCGCCGCCGTCTTTGCCTGTTAGCTCGTGATCAACCTTGTCGCGCCATTTATCCTTCTGTCGGTTCTTAAGCCAGAAGATGGCGGCGGTTGTATCAGGCGGGTAATACTTCTCAAGCGGAGTTTCGACAATTCTGTTTTCAATAACACGAATATCGATGTCTGGAGCCACGAAGCCCATAGCGCGTTGATAAAGACGATCACTAACTTCTGCATCAGCGACGGCCTTACCCTTTTTTATGGACTCTAAAAACTCCGGATATTCCAATTTCCAATTGTTGATTGTTGCCTCGCTCACTTCAAAGAAGTCCGCGAGTTCGGCGTCTGTATAGCCCAGCAAGCACAGTTTGCGTGCCTGTTCGGCATACGCCTCTTGATACTTCGTTGGGCGCGCCATATTTATGCTCCGGTGGTGAACAGGTCTAACGCTTCCTTCGATTTACGCACCGCTTCGATAGTGCGGGTCGTGATATCTGAATTAGCGCCACCTGACTGGAAGTGAATTTTGAATAGCTCAAGCTTCAGCTCGTCAGTGCCAATGAATTGAAATGCTTCTTCTGCGGCTGCGTTCTGGTTCATGACCAGTTTGTAAATCTCTAACTGGAATTTCTGTTCTTCAGTCATGGGAATAATCTCTGCCATTGTTGGCTCCGTTTATCCGTTAAAAGGGATATCAGTTAAGTTATCCCGTGTAGGGTATAAGTCATTATCAAAGCCACTCTGTAGGGAATGGCTTTTGTAATAACTACTGTTCGCTTAGCTTCTGCTTCAGCAAGTAACCTTCGAGCATCCAGATTTTGTTTACAGCATTTTGCCGGGCAATCTTCCGACCAATTTCTGCATCAAAGTTTTCCGGGCTTGCACAGGCACTCTCTCCGGTGACGGTGAAGCCGTTGCGCAGCACCAGGACGCAGAACGTCAGCAGAGAAAGTGATTCGTGCGGCTGGTAGTTTACCTCTCCGCCAGTATGTTTCGCTTTTATGGCTTTGCCAAAGGCACCATCCTCTGCTGTGAAATATGCCTCCTGAGCAATAATTCCTTCGATATGGTCTGGCGTAACGCGCGGTGCCGTTTTGCCTTTCTCAACGATTTCTTTTTCGATTTGCTGGTCGTTCATAATTATGACCCTGTGGAGTGGTTGCTTGATTAGGATGTCTTTCCATCAGTCCGCCACCACAAAGAATCTTTTTTGCCATAAGGCTGGAGGTTCATCTTTCAGTGGCTGCCAGTGTTATTTCCCCACTTACTGGCTTGGGTTGTTTCGCGGTACTGCCGTAACTGGTTGCCCAGAATAAATTCCGGTTTCATTATCAAGCCCACCCGTAGATGGGCTTTGGAATGGTCGCTTTGGCAGTCCGGGGATCGATATTTGCGCCTGCTGCTCAAGCCTTTCGATTCTTGCTATGAGTTGCGGTTTTTTGATCCTGCCCCAGCGGTTCAGCAAGCGTCCTGACATACTGGCAACATCCTTTTCCTTCATGAACTCCAGCATTAACTCGTTGTGCTCTCTTTGGTATGAGTGAGCCATCTCCATCAGCCTGTCACGCATCCAATTAAATGCTTTGATAAACGCCTCTTTGATGGCGGCAGCTTTTTTGCCGGTAAACGACATGATGATGTACATCGCGCCGTCTTTGGAAATTTCATATTCAACATACTGATTACCCTTGTGTTCATAGGTAACCCGCGAAAAGTTGCTGGTTAGAAATTCATCCGAACAGTCTAGCTTTTCGATTTTCTGAATGATGTGGTGATGCTGCTTGTCGAAGTAAGCTGCTACCTTGCGGGAGGTTGTGATCACGCGATCACCAGAAACAACCACCATGTCCCGGAAATCGAGATTAGCCAATTGATGATTCATAGCGTCTTTACCTTTTAGAAAGTGAGCCTGTCTCACAGAAAAGCCGCCCGAGAGAGGTCGCCACCTATAACGGCATTTCTCAGGCTCGCTTACTGAAAGGCTCTCGTTAATATGCGCGTGAGATGCGCTGTGAAATTCAGATATAAAAAGCCCCGCGAATGCGAGGCTAAATCCTGGTATTTGTAATGAACTGGCTCTTATCTCAACGCAGCCCCTTACTGCGCGCAAGATGCTCAATATCAAGCATCAGCAATGAGATATTTAATCTGGATTCACTCCAGAAGTGATCACCACCCTGTCTACAGAGCCAGATGTGAAGGATGATGAGTAAAATTATCGCTATCATCGAAGGCATTGCGTCCTGATGTACTCCTGCAGGTAGTTAACCTGCGCGGTTATCTTGTCGATTCCACTTCGGAGACGGTAATAATTGAGTTCAGCATCTGCTGTAAGTCTTGGGCTTTCTCCATTGCCCATGCCGCTGGCTCCGGTCGTTGACTTTGCACAGGTGGCGGCGACTTGCAGGCGCTTACGACCAGCAGAAACATCAGCACGGAGACTTTCGATAGTCGCGTTAGCATCAGCAAGCTCCTTTGTGTATCTGGCGTCGAGTTCTGCTACATCACGTTGACGCTTCTGCATATCAGCGATGATGGATGTGGCTTTATCGCGCTGCTCTTTGTAGGCGATTGCGTTATCACGGTAATGATTAACAGCCCATGACAGGCAGACGATGACGCAGATAACCAGAGCGGAGATAATCGCGGTTACTCTGCTCATACCTCAATCTCTCTGACCGTTCCGCCTGCTTCTTTAAATTTTGCAATCAGGCTGTCAGCCTTATGCTCGAACTGACCATAACCAGCGCCCGGCAGTGAAGCCCAGATATTGCTGCAACGGTCGATTGCCTGACGGATATCACCGCGATCAATCATCGGTAAAGCGCCACGCTCTTTAATCTGCTGCAATGCAACTGCATCCTGGCTTTTGGGAGAGAAGTCTTTCAGGCCAAGCTGCTTACGGTAAGCATCCCACCAACGGGAAAGAAGCTGGTAACGTCCTGCTGCTGTTGATTTGAGTTTGGGGTTTAGCGTGACAAGTTTGCGAGGGTGATCGGAGTAATCAGTGAATAGCTCTCCGCCAACAATGACGTCATAACCATGATTTCTGGTTTTCTGTCGTCCGTTATCAGTCCCCTCTGACCACGCCAGCATATCGAGGAACGCCTTACGTTGATTATTGATTTCCACCATCTTCTACTCCGGCTTTTTTAGCAGCGAAGCGTTTGATAAGCGAACCAATCGAGTCAGTGCCGATATAGCCGATGAACACGCTCGTTATATAAGCGAGATTGCTACTTAGTCCGGCGAAGTCGAGAAGGTCACGAATGAACCAGGCGATAATGGCGCACATCGTTGCGTCGATTACTGTTTTTGTAAACGCACCGCCATTATATCTGCCGCGAAGGTACGCCATTGCAAACGCAAGGATTGCCCCGATGCCTTGTTCCTTTGCCGCGAGAATGGCGGCTAACAGGTCATGTTTTTCTGGCATCTTCATGTCTTACCCCCAATAAGGGGATTTGCTCTATTTAATTAGGAATAAGGTCGATTACTGATAGAACAAATCCAGGCTACTGTGTTTAGTAATCAGATTTGTTCGTGACCGATATGCACGGGCAAAACGGCAGGAGGTTGTTAGCGCGACCTCCTGTCACCCGCTTTCACGAAGATCATGTGTAGAAGGCCGCAGCATAACTATCACTGATGAATTCAGGATAGCCAGTGGATACGGCTCAGTTTGGGTTGTGCTGTTGCTGGGCGGCGATGACGCCTGTACGCATTTGGTGATCCGGTTCTGCTTCCGGCATTCGCTTAATTCAGCACAACGGAAAGAGCATTTATGGCTCGCATCGCGGGAAAAAGCCCACGGTAGAGAGTCGAACTCTACAAATACTCTTACCTGTTGCACAGACATAAAAAATCCCGAAACCGTTATGCAGGCTCTAACTATTACCTGCGAACTGTTTCGGGATTGCATTTTGCAGACCTCTCAGCCTGCGATGGTTGGAGTTCCAGACGATACGTCGAAGTGACCAACTAGGCGGAATCGGTAGTAAGAGTCGCCTCTTTTCATCTCACTACCACAACGAGCGAATTAACCCATCGTTGAGTCAAATTTACCCAACTTTATTCAAAAAGTCAATATTATGCCGTTAATATGTTGCCATCCGTGGCAATCATGCTGCTAACGTGTGACCGCATTCAAAATGTTGTCTGCGATTGACTCTTCTTTGTGGCATTGCACCACCAGAGCGTCATACAGCGGCTTAACAGTGCGTGACCAGGTGGGTTGAGTAAGGTTTGGGATTAGCATCGTTACAGCGCGATATGCGGCGCTTGCTGGCATTCTTGAATAGCCGACACCTTTGCATCTTCCGCACTCTTTCTCAACAACTCTCCCCCACTGCTCTGTTTTGGCTATATCAACCGCACGGCCTGTACCGTGGCAATCTCTGCATCTTGCGCCCGGCGTCGCGGCACTACGGCAATAATCCGCATAAGCGAATGTTGCGAGCACTTGCAGTACCTTTGCCTTAGTATTTCCTTCGAGTTTTGCCACGCCACGGTATTTCCCCGATACCTTGTGTGCAAATTGCATCAGATAGTTGATAGCCTTTTGTTTGTCGTTCTGGCTGAGTTCGTGCTTACCGCAGAATGCAGCCATACCGAATCCGGCTTGTGATTGCGCCATCCCCATAGCAGCCATCACATCAGTACCGGAAAGAGAGTCAGAAGCCGTAGCCCGTGGTGAGTCGCTCATCATTGGGCTTTTTGGCGAATGAAATTTAGCTACGCTTTCGAGTCTCATCGTCTTCCCCTCTTGCCCTGTTTGACCATCAGGACGCCGTTAACTATTACGTGACGTTCGCCTTTGCTGTCTCGGTTGTACTTGAGCACCGTTCCTCTTGCGCAGGAAAGCATCCTCGCCACTTCGGTCTGATTGCCTCGTGTCTGGATAAGAAGCTCTGGTATCGTTTGAATTGTGGCGTTCATACGTTCTCCAGTTCGGTGATTTTTATTCCAAGCCTTCCGCCTGGTACTTTCACGCCACGAATTACGCGAATGTCATCGAATTGCTCGTCGTCTTCCGCAAATCCGGCGTGGATAAGAGAGTCGAGTAAACCTTTCAGGATGTTGTCGAGGTCGCGGCGGCGGGAGTCTGGAACGTCTGCGATGACTTTGATGCGGAGTCGTGATTTGGTGAAAATGTCTAACTTAAGTTGGCGGATGATTTGCTGAACGTCTTTTCGGTATTTCTGGCCTTTATCGCTTATGTAATATTGGCTTCCCCGTCTTCGCCAGTAGGTATTCACCGACGGCGGGTATGGAAGCACAAACTGATATTCGTTCATGACTTAATCTTCCCCTCCCTCAGCAGTATCGCCTGCGTTCTGATCACGCCTTCGAGGTGGTAAAGTCTGGCGTCTTTGTTGTCGAGATTATGGGTGCGTCGGTCGATTTCATCGTGACACGCACTACAAGCCCATGCACCGATCAGGTCGTCAGGCTTCATTCCCGTTCCGCAAATTCCAGCCATCCGGTAATGTGCCAGAACTGTAGTTTCAGGGTTGCCATTGCATACGCCGTAAATACGTACCTGGCATTCTCTGCCGCGTGCTTCTTTGCGTAGGTTAGCCATTAAGCAGCCTCCCCTGTTACTTTCAGCATTCCGTTATCGAGCAGCTTTCTGGTCAGCCACTGTTGACCACGCCCGGTGATTTTTGTGGTGAACGATATCTGTATCCCGTGATTTGTGTTGATCGCTGTTTCTTTCACTGTGAAATAGCCGCGATCCATATATTCCTGCATTGGCACATTGCGCCGGGAACCTGAAGCAATAAGGATTTTGTGATCGCGCATCCACGCAAACAGTTTGTTTGGACCAATTCCAACAACCTTTGCAAAGTTTCCAATCAAAATTCCGCTGGCCTCGCCAACTCGATCGGCAAACTCAACTTTAGGTGCGGCAATTGCGAGCTGGTTTTCCAGTTGCATTTTCTGCTCAGCAAGATCAGCAGCAAGGCGCAACGCTTCCGGTAACGTTTTGGGGATATTAACCGCAGCTTCTTCAAGCTCTCGCCAACGGTCAACAAGGCGAGCGGTGAATTCCGGCGACAACTGGGCAACGACAATAATGCTGTCGCGCTTACCTTGTTCGCCTTCGAAGACGTAAGCCTCGACACTACGGCGCAGTCCTAAGTTATTGATTTTTTCGAAAACCTGCAATGCAGGAAGTTGAATAACTCCAGATTTAGCCAGGCGCTCTATTGATATTTTTACGTTATCTGGACGACTTCCCACCAACTCAGCGATTTCAATGCTTGTCATTTTGATGGCATTGCCATTTATTAACTCATTCATCGTCTTCTTCCTCGTACATTGAGCTATTCGGATCGCTCATCAGTTCTGCGCAGCAATCGGCGCACACGTGAACTTCCAGCACATGCAGCTTCTGACCGCAGTTAGCGCACGTTAAAGCCCGCTCGACGCTTTCTTTCTGGTATTGAAGGGATTGGGATGGGCTAAGCATGGCTTTCACCATTAAAAAGTCGCTTGTAAGCATCAATGTCTCGTTTTGCTTCACCAAGCTTTCGTCTTAATTCCATGTTTTCTGATTCAAGCTTTTCCATGTCTTGCTGGTATCGATCGCGGTGTTCTTTCCATGCTTTTCGATACGCCTTCATGTATGTCGTATTGGCCTTTCTCTTTGCCTGACGAACTGCGTGGTGGTTTTTCACAAACCAGTCAGGGTCGTTAAATGCTGCTCTGGCGCATGTATACCAATAATTTGTTGCCTCCTTGTTTAGCCAATAAATACTGATAAATGGCAACCGGATAGACACCATTTTTCGTTGTGACTCTTTCTCGCCAAACATGTGGCCTTTTTTGATGCTAAGTCCAAATCCAGGTTGAATTAAAAGCATTGTCATTTCCTCGCACGATGTCTTAGCCACCGGATATCCCACAGGTGAGCCGTGTAGTTGAAGGTTTTTACGTCAGATTCTTTTGGGATTGGCTTGCGTTTATTTCTGGAGCGTTTCGTTGGAAGGTATTTGCAGTTTTCGCAGATGATGTCGGTGATACTTCGTCGCTGTCGTCTCATGCAGCCCTCCTGACGCCCTGCCCGATCGCCATCAATGCCGCTTTGGATACGGTGGTAAACATCCGTCGAGGACTGATGAACGGTCGCCAAATCAGCAGCATGGAGCCTTTGCTGTTTCCCTTCTTCTCCAGCCCTGTCGATGGTTCGATAAAATTAATCCGTCCATCAGTGATAATACGAACTTCGTCGACACTCTCCAGAGCCTTGCTGAACCATCCGACTGACATATCCTCTGGCACAAGCATCACTACCGTCTGTCGCTGTTGTATGCACTGCTCAGCGGCTTTTTCCACCCACGGCCTGATATTGCTGTACGGTGGGTTATTCCAGATTGCACCGTGGCTTATCCACTCAGAATTGAGCGCGTCGTCGGCCTCAGTTAGCCAGTGAGCACACAGAGCATTTTTGTCGCTCGCTGCCGAATCCAGCCAGAATCCAAACTCAATATCCAGTGCATCAAAAAGCCAAAGCGGCGTTTGCCAGCAGTCCTTGTCGTGTGCTGGCGTATTTGATTTGATAGTCATGCAGCCCGATCTCCCCATCTCGCTTTCCACTCCAGAGCCAGTCTCGCTTCGTCTGACCACTTAACGCCACGCTCTGTACCGAATGCCTGTATAAGCTCTAATAGCTCCGCAAATTCGCCTACACGCATCCTGCTGGTTGACTGGCCTATTACCACAAAGCCATTCCCGGAAAGGTTAGGAACAACATCCTGCTGCTTTAATGCTGCTGTAAAAACGCACTTCCAGCTTTCTGCATCCAGCCAGCGACCATGCCATTCAACCTGACGAGAGACGTCACCAAGGCAAGCCCAAAGCTTTCGATTCTGGTCTAAGCTGCGGTTGCGTTCCTGAATGGTTACTACGATTGGTTTGGTTGGGTCTGGAAGAATTTGCTGTACCGCGTGAATAGCGTTTTGCTGATGTGCTGGGGATCGAATTTCAAAGGTTAGTTTTTTCATGACTTCCCTCTCTAACAGATTTCAGGTTATTCCACTCCGTTACCGCACTGCGATAATTCGCGGCCGCCACAGCGGCGTGGTTAGCGCAGTAGATTTGGCACCCGTTCTCCATGTCGAATATTGTCGGTGATTTTCCGCATTTACATTTTTTGGCACGCGGTGCGTCTGAACACATTCCGTTAACGGTGTCCATCAGGATCCCCCTCGTTCTTAATCCAATAAAAAAGGGCTACTGTGTAAATAGCCCCTGTTATTAGCTCAGTGATGTAGATGGTCATCAGAATCCTCCTTTCTTCTTGGACTGCGGCTCCTCGCGTTCACGGCGGCGCATTTCAGCAGACTGTTGGTCTGTGTCATAAATAGCGCCATTTGCCTGAATGCAATACACCGTGCCGGTATTGCCATGACGATTGAGACGAAGGATTAGTTCGGTTTCACCAGGTGGAACACTGTCATCAAAAGCACCTTCACGATGGATCCCCACCCAATAATCGCAATCCTGTTCAATCTGCCCTGTATCTCGTGAGTCACTTGGTAATGGGCGTTTATTGGTTCGGCTTTCCAGTGCGCGGTTAAGCTGCGTCAGAAGCACAACAACGCAATCAAGCTCTTTGGCAAGGTTCTTCAGTCCTTTGGTGATCATGCCGTAAGCAAGGTCGTTGCGATCGGCCTTCTCAGCGGTCATTAGTGTCAGGTAATCGACCAGAATCATGCCAACACATCCTTTTTCTCGCTTGATTCGACGGCTTTCGCTGACGATTTGAGCCAGAGATAATCCCGGCGTGTCGTCGATGTAAAGCATGTCGATTTCACTCAAGCGATTGGCTGTTTCGATCGCCCTGTTGAAGTCACCATCGTAATCACCCTGATAGCCGTCATCGGCGTCATTTGTCGCCGGAAGGTAAAAAATATTCGGGTTAACACCAGACTTCTGCCCTACCAGTTTTTCCAGTATCTGATCACCTGGCATTTCAAGGCTGAACATCAGAGCGGGCTTTTTCTCATGCACTGCGCAATTGATTGCCATCTGGCTGTATAGCGTCGTTTTCCCCATCTTAGGGCGAGCGCCAATGACAAACAGAGAGCCTTTCACCAGACCTTTCGGTGACAGCATCCTGTCCAGCGATGGGATCCCTGTGCTCATTCCTCGTTGTTCGCCTGACGGGTCAAATCGCTTCTCAAGGTCGCTAACCCAGTCTTCCATGACCTCACCAAATGAACGAAGGCCGCGACGCGATCCGGTTTTTGCATGGTCTGTCAGTTGCGTGAAAATCGACTGAATAGCTTCGTACTTCTGTGTTGCAGTCATTCCGTTGCGGGAATAGAGCAATTCCGTCGCTTCAGTCATGCGGTTGATGGCGTAGCGTTCCATTGCGGTTTCACGAACCTGCATTGCATAGGCAACGATGTTTGCTGCGCTTGGCGTGTTCTTTGCGATCTCAGCGATATAAGCAAAACCGCCAACAGACGCCGTTAACGATTTACGCTCCAGTTCATCGAAAAGCGTCAGGCCATCTACTGGCTTTTGCTCCCGGTGCATTCTGGTTATTTCTTCGAAAAGGATTTTGTGTGGTCGGCTGTAAAATGAGTCAGGCTTCAGCATCGCCAGAACTTTCTGGACGCGCTCACTGCAGTCATCATCCAGAAGCAATCCACCAATCACCGCCTGCTCTGCCTCGATGCTATGGGGCGGCGCATAAAAATTATCGGTCATCGTGTTCACCCTCACGAACTTTCAGGTAGGTATTATCGTTAAGCAGGAAATCAAATCCCTTTTTGTGCCAGACGGTTCCGCGCTGATGGTTTGGGCGCTCTTCGAACATCCATCGGCAATTTTCGCCTACGTAGCTCAAATAATTTCTCCAGTCCTGCATCGTGAACCCATGCCCGTCAAGCTGGCGGGTTATCACTCCGGCTTTGCGCCAGAACGTTCGGATCTGGTTTTTACGCTTGTCATTCAGTGCGCGGATTTTTGGCGCTTCAGGAAGGATTTCGTGGTAAGCATCGACAACATCCTGACAGCTAACGGAAGGTTTTTTCTTGTCAGACTTTTTGTCTGCTGCGGTACTCTCTAATACGTCAGTATTAGAGATATTATTTATATTATTGTTTATGGACAACCGTTGGACAACCGTTGGACAATCTCCGCTGAGAGCCGCGCCATTACTGGTGTTTGCGTTGGACAACCGTTGGACAACCGTTGGACAATTTTTTGCCTGAAAATCGTCATATTTAACGATTGTAAACAGGCTAAATTTCTTCCCCATCGAGCAAATATTAAGCATCCCTTTCGACTCAAAAGTCCGCAATAAGCTCCGAACTTTGTTGTCGGGGATGAATGTTTCTCTGACCAGCGACGGGCGTCCAGTTATCATCTGACCGCGATCAACAGTTATCGGCCCGATATCCGTATTGACGACAGTAGATTCGTGATTAGCCTTGAGGATTAAGTGAAGCCAAAGATGTACTGCCTGAGAGTCCTTATAGAGCCTGCTGTCCATAAACTGGCGGTGTATAGAGACATACCCCATACTGGATGCCTCCTGATGTTGTACAGGGTTATGCCTGTAATCAGCTAACTTAACGACGCCCATGTTTCACTCCTGCTTTGGCTAGTCTGTAAACACCAACAAGGCGCTCTGCGAACGCCCTGTTATTTGCTGCGGCTACCACTAATCCCTCAGGTGAATCAGGGTGTCGAATCTCTTCTTTTTCCTGGTATTTCTTACGACGTTTTGTCATAATTACTCCTGTGGATTGATCCAGTCTTTCTACATCAGGCCTCGAAGAATTCGCCGTTCTTCGGGGCTTTTTCTTTTGTCAGGTAATCGGCAATCCGCTTAGTCAATTCAGCCATTTCATCGTCTTCGATTCCGTATTCCAGAACAGCCAGCATCATGCTTACCTGCGAGAAGAAACCATTCTTCCATCGGCTTACCTGATATTCAGGAACCCCCATTGCTCGAGCGAATGCCTTCTGCCCCATCAGTGCCAGTTTGTTCAGCAAGGCTGACTCGATGCGAGCCGCTTTCTTGCTTTTAGTTGCAATAGTACCCATAGATAATTTCCTTAATGATTAGATAGAGTTGGCTTCGCAAAGAAACGCAAAACCATAGAGATTTGTTTCTGGTAATGCCCTTTTTCAGGGCGGGGATGTGTAAGAGCGTTAATAACTTAAGCGGCCATTAATTCAGGCCAGATGCTTTCCCAATCAACCGGATGAAGGTCTTTGCGAGTCACTTCACCATTGCTGAACTTCTCAATCAGAACACAAAGTGCTGCGCCCAATTCATGATTACGGCTAAGTGCTTTCCTCAAATAGCCGATAGAAGTTCCGCACTTGGTGGCAAATTCTCTCTGCTCTTCCAGTGAAAGGGAGTTCAGATACAAGCGGAGTTCTTCCATTTGCTATCTCCTTCCCGTTGTTGAATAAGATGAGTTTACCTGTAGGTAAAAAGCAAATCAATACCCATAGGTTATTTACCGGCAGGTAATCAAAGATAGAATTAAATCATGGATAAATACGAACAAAGACGACTAAGGCTGATAGAGATAAGAGACCGATTCTGTAATGGAAAGGCCTCAGAGTTGGCTCGTCGAATAGAAAGGGAACCATCATACGTTTCCAGAATGCTGTATCCGGAAGGAAAAAGCGGAAAAAAACGCATTGCTGACGATATGATGGAACTAATTGAAAAATCTTTTAATCTCCCACGCGGATGGATGGACATGCTTGCAGATGGTAAAGCTGGAGCTACGGACCATCTTGAGTTTGCGGGTAACGTTCGTGCGGGTTTTGTTCCGGTAATTGGTGAAGCCGTTTTGGGAGTTGATGGCTCAGTGGATATGATTGAATTCAGATCCGGTTGGTTAAGCATCTACAGCGGCGATAAAGATGCTTACGGTCTGAAGGTTAAGGGTGACAGCATGTGGCCAAGGATTCAGTCAGGAGAATATGTTGTTATTGAACCAAATACGCCAGTACATCCAGGTGATGAAGTCTTTGTAAGGACCAAAGACGGTCACAACATGATAAAGATCATGAACAAAACAAGAGACGGTGATTATCAGTTTAGTAGCATAAACAGTGATCACCGCCCAATCACTCTTCCTGTTGAAGAAGTTGATAAAATGCATTTTGTTTCAGCTATTGTGAAACACACCAGGTACGTAGACCAGGACGATCTGCCAAAAGTTTGAGGATAAAGCAGCAAATGTTTATACCCGGCATAGTAGTCGCTGTTGTAATCATCTGCTTCATATGGGCAAAGTTATCTCCTGTAAGCTCTAAGCATACAGCTGAACTCATGAGGAAGAAGAATCTTATACATGAGGCAGAATCGATAATTAAAAAGTTCAAAGGCATGTCATACGACGACATGTCATCAGAGCAGATTGCTATGTATAAATGCGCCATTGAGCGCCTTGACTACTTAAACGGACTCAAACCCAAACACACCCCAGTAGAATCAAAATTGCCGCAATGGCCAAGCAATCCAAATAGCTTCTGACATCTCCTTTCAGCCCGCAAAGCGGGCTTTTTTATATCAATCCAAAAAATTAATTACCTGAAAATTCAAGCAGGTAAACTCTCACATCAATTTTATTTACCTACAGGTATAGACAGGGGCTTTACCTGTAGGTATATTTTAAGCCATCAGCAGGACGCACTGACCACCATGAAGGTGACGCTCTTAAAAATTAAGCCCTGAAGAAGGGCAGCATTCAAAGCAGAAGGCTTTGGTGTGTGTGATACGAAACGAAGCATTGGCCGGAAGTGCGAATCCGGATTAGCTGTCAATGTGCCATTGCTGGGTGTTTTCGTTCAGGACTACGACTCCCACACACAACCAAAGCTAACTGACAGGAGAATCCAGATGGATGCACAAACACGCCGCCGCGAACGTCGCGCAGAGAAACAGGCTCAATGGAAAGCAGCAAATCCCCTGTTGGTTGGGGTAAGCGCAAAACCAGTTAACCGCCCTATTCTCTCGCTGAATCGCAAACCGAAATCACGAGTAGAAAGCGCACTGAATCCGATAGACCTTACGGTGCTGGCTGAATACCACGAACAGATTGAAAGCAACCTGCAACGTATTGAGCGCAAGAATCAGCGCACATGGTACAGCAAGCCACGCAGTGAAATGGGGGTGACTTGTGTTGGTCGCCAGAAAATGAAATTAGGCAGCAAACCACTTATTTGAGGTGATATATGGAAGAAGAATTTGAAGAGTTCGAAGAGCATCCGCAGGATGTGATGGAACAATACCAGGACTATCCGTATGACTACGACTATTGATAAGAATCAATGGTGTGGACAATTCAAACGATGCAATGGATGCAAGCTGCAATCGGAATGCATGGTTAAGCCTGAAGAAATGTTTCCTGTAATGGAAGATGGGAAATATGTCGATAAATGGGCAATACGAACGACGGCAATGATTGCCAGAGAACTTGGTAAACAGAATAACAAGGCTGCCTGATGGTAGCCTTTATTTTTGGCATAAACAACAGAATAAACACTGCACTGTGTATTCATTCCAATGAGTGAATACACGGAGCAATGTCGCTCGTAACTAAACAGGAGCCGACTTGTTCTGATTATTGGAAATCTTCTTTGCCCTCCAGTGTGAGGGCAATTTTTTTGACGGAGGATATATGAGTGAAGTAACAGATTTAGTTGTTATTGAAAAAGCAAATGCAATGACTGTATTTCAGTCTGCCGACCAGATTGAAGAAATCCTTCAAAGGGTTGAACGTGAAGTTATGTCCTTTGTGCCTGATATCACAACGGCAAAGGGCAGAAAGGAGATCGCTTCTCTGGCGTATAAAGTTGCGCAGACGAAAACATATCTCGATGGTCTTGGCAAAGACCTTGTTGCTGAACTGAAGGAAATTCCAAAGCTAATTGATGCCAACCGCAAGACAGTGCGTGATCGCCTTGATGAGCTGAAAGCCAAGGCGCGCCAGCCTCTTACTGATTATGAGGAGGAACAGGCACGGATTAAAGCCGAAGAAGAAGCTAAGGCAGCAGCTGAAGCTCTCGCAAAGCAAATTGAGTCTGACCATGAAATAGCGATTTTGATGGATCGCGAATTTGACCGCCAAAGAGAAGAGGCAAGACTCAAAGCGGAGCGGGAAAAGCGAGAGCATGAAGAACGCTTAAAAAGAGAAGCTGAAGAGAGAGCCAGAGCAGAAGCCGAAGCAAAGGCAAAAGCCGAAATTGAAGCAGCAGCAAGGCGAGAAGCAGAAGCTAAGGCCGCAGCGGAACGTGCAGAGCGTGAACGCATTGAAGCCGAGCAACGAGCACAGCGCGAAGCAAAAGAGGCAGCAGAACGAGCTGAAAGAGAAAAGCAGGCGGCAATTGAAGCAGAACGCCGAAAAGCACAGGAGGAGGCTGAACGAATCCGGCGCGAGGCTGAAGCAAAAGAGCAAGCCAGAATAGCAGAAGAAAAAAGAATCAAGGAAGAAGAAGAGCGTAGAGCAAAGGATAAAGCTCACCGGAAAGAAGTAAATAACAAAATACTTGCTGACCTTATCAAGGTTGGTGCATCAGAAGATGTTGCTAAAAATATCATAACAGCCATCGTAAAAGGCGAAGTATTCGCAACAAAAATAACCTACTAATAAAACCAACATAAGGAACCACCCATGATTTACGCAATCGCGGGAGGCGCTCGCATGGGTGCCTTCCAATTAAATGAATCTTTACTTGAACGAATCACCCGTAAATTACGTGACGGATGGAAAAGATTTGAGGTCTTATTATGCGCAATGAAATAGCCATCAATCACCAGATGCTTCGTGCTGCACAAAACAAAGCAGTAATAGCCAGATTTATTGGTGATTCCAAAATGTGGCTTGAAGCAAATAAAGCGATGAAATCAGCTATCAACCTTCCGTGGTATCGCAGGAAATGAGTTTTACAGATAACTGGTCAGACGAAGAATTCATTCGTCAGATGAAAGAATTAATCGGTAACGAAGGAGATATTCATGTCACTTGCAACCACAGTGAAGGAGAGCAAGTTACAGAGACGCATGTACACGCAGAAAGCTCTCTGGTATCGCCATAATGGCGACCGCGAAGGAATGCGGGTATGCCTTAATTTGTCCCGAGTCGAAGTATTAAATCAGCGTTATTTCCTTGGGGAATGTCCATTCTGAGAACAAACATATGAGCAAAGAATTTTACGCAAGACTGGCAGCTATTCAGGAGAATCTGAACGCGCCAAAGAATCAGTACAACTCATTCGGTAAATATAAATACAGAAGCTGCGAAGACATTCTTGAAGGCGTTAAGCCGCTACTGAATGGCCTGTTTTTATCAATCAGCGATGAAGTTGTGTTGATTGGTGATCGGTATTACGTGAAAGCCACGGCAACTATTACCGATGGCGAAAACAGTCATACGGCAACCGCTCTTGCACGAGAGGAAGAAAGCAAGAAAGGAATGGATTCTGCACAAGTTACGGGAGCTACAAGCTCTTATGCACGCAAGTATTGCCTCAATGGTTTATTCGGCATTGATGATGCGAAAGATGCAGATACCGACGAGCATAAACATCAGCAGAACGCAGCAGCAAAGCAATCAAAACCATCACCTACACCTGAACAGGTTCTAAAAGCATTCACTGACGCAGCAATGCAGAAAAACACCGTAGAAGAGCTTAAACAGGCGTTCGCCAAAGCGTGGAAGATGCTCGAAGGCACACCGGAGCAGCACAAAGCGCAGGACGTTTACAACATCAGACGAGACGAATTAGAAGGAGCTGCTGCTTAATGGCACATTCGATTACTGTAAGACTAAACAAGCCCGCAAGAGAGTTTCAGACCGGGGAAAATATCGGATTCAACATCCGTGCTGGCGTTCAGTATTACGAACGCCAGACAAAAAAGAAAGAATGGACAAACTACAGCGCCGTTGTATTTGCCAAGCCGGGAGCGCAAGCGGATTACTACCGTAGTGTTCTTGTTGAAGGTGGCATTGTTGAAATTACCGGAGAAAACATCAGGGTTGATATTTATCAGGGGAAAAATGGTCAATCAATCACTCTTGAATTACTGAATGCAAAGATTGGATTTGCAGCTTCAGGAAATGGCCCGCAGCAGCAAAGTAGTAACCAGCAGAACACTCCTGTATACGACGATTCCATCCCATTCTGATTTAGAAAAATAAGGATTTAATTATGCCAGCGCCTTTGTATGGTGCGGATGACCCGCGCCGCTGTTCCGGCAATTCCGTATCGGAGGTGCTGGATAAATTCAGAAAAAACTACGATCGGATAATGTCGCTACCGCAGGAAACGAAAGAGGAAAAGGAATTTCGCCACTGTATATGGCTTGCAGAGAAAGAAGAACGCGATCGAATTTACCAGACATCAATCCGACCATTCCGCAAAGCCACATATACCCACTTCCCTGAAATTGACCCGCGCCTGCGTAATTACCGCTCACGCTATGGCGCTATCAGTAATGACTGAGGAATTTACCATGAGAGGACTTGCATACAATCCCGGCATTCTTCCGGCAGAAATGATTATTCGCCAACGAGTAAAGCCAATGCCATCGAGAGAGGAATTACTTAAGAGAAATTCTTTTCCGTCAGTGAATCAAAACAAATATCTGAATGCGATGTGGCGTAAAGGAGGCAAGCAGTGAGTGTATGTCTTATTGATAAACGTCGACGTGGGCAACAAATACCATCTGTTGAAATGCCGAATCACACATGGTTTTGCGTACTTGATATCGATGGTATGGATACGTTGGTTGACACTCGTCATTACTGCGATACCGCAACAGCTACTCCGGCGAAAGCAAAGAAAATTGCTGATCTGATAGAAAACTGGACTCCACCTGATGGTTGGTGCAATGGGAATGATCGAGATTGGCATGAAAAAATGAAGGGCTATATCTGCGATTTCTTACGTAAATGCAACGGATTCAGGGTGATGTGACATGAACAAGATTGACTATCAGGCACTGCGTGAAGCGGCAGAGAAAGCCGGTGAAGATAAGTGGCAGGCTAAAAAAATAAATGGTGATTTTTTCGTTATTCGTCACGGTAGTTATACAAGACAGCATGGCTACACATCGTATCAACCCATTGCGGAGATTGATTGTAAGCCAGTCCGGGATTTTGTTGCCAAGGCTAATCCGGCTACCGTGCTGGCACTACTGGATGAACGGGAAAGGAACCAGCAATACATCAAACGCCGCGACCAGGAGAACGAGGATATTGCGTTAACGGTAGGGAAGCTGCGTGTTGAGCTGGAAGCAGCAAAAAAGCGCATAGCAGAACTGGAAGCCGAACCTGTAAGCCAAACTTACAAGTTGAACGAGCTGTCGGGCAACTCTCCGGTAACTCCGGATGGTTGGGTCATGGTGCCGAAGAGACTAACAGCCGAGAACGGCGCTAAGGGTGTGCTATCCGGTGAATTTTCAGAAACTACGTTTATAAGCTGCCCGGAATGCTTTGGTGATGATGATTGCGAAACTTGTGACTGTAGCGGGAGAATCGAAATCAAGGTTCCAGTCAGTTGGACAACTATCAAAACTATTTGGGCTAAAGGGTGTGAGCACTTTTCAATAGTAGCACCGCAGCAAGATGGGTGATGAAAACAAGTATTTATAACTTAAAAGCATTAAAAAATCGCTTATAGATCAAAAGAAATCTACGTCAAATATTACTATATTTCAATGTGTTATAATTACCCCGTACATAAAATGGGGGGACACAAAATGTTCAAACGCTGCATCACCAAGTGTGGAAGCACACCTGACATCCAAGCTTTTATTAATGAAGATGGTAAGCTTGTTGTTGAGAGGAGTGGTCCTTTTATTAGCAAACAACTTATCATTACCTCTCCAGCGGAGATGGCCGGAGAATGGATAGTTTCTGAACCAGAGGAGTTGCACATCCCGCTTCCTTATGGCCCTCAGGGACTGATTTATAACCGTTATGTTCAGAAGGAGGCGGGTTGACAATGTCAGGCATAACATCGCCGAGAAATCGAAAGAAAAACAGAACAAGATAAACGTTGACCTTGCAGCATCAGGCATGGAGTACAGAGAGCGCCTTAACATACCTGTTATCACTGAGCAGGTATCATGAGAGCAACCTGAGCACTCACGCGAGTATTTCATGGAGCGCATCAGATACTATCGCGAGCAGTCGTTAAACATGCCCAAGGGAAGCAACCCATGGTATATCGATATGGATGAACAGAACGCCAAGAAGTAAACGCAATTTGAACGAATGCGAACCCGCAGAGTGCGGGTTTTCTTTTATCTGAACTCGCTACGGCGAGTTTTGTTTTATGGAGACAAGAAATGTCAGATTTGGCTATGAAGGTTTTGAAATGGCAATCGACTGGCGATGTCGGCATCAGTAGCGCAACTCTTGCCTCAATCGCATGTGGCCTGAAAAAGAATATCTATGGTCATCACTTCGGCGCTCCCCATGACGCAGCAGACTTTCGGCGATGCGTTGCACTTGTTGAGCAGATTCCAGAAATCAGAGATTCATTCGACAAGGTTGCAAAGCGCGTTCCGGCATTCAAAGGAATCCTCAACGAATGGGATTCACTCGTTGCTCTGTTGAAGTCTGAAATGAAGACGTACGGGAACAAAGCACCAGAGACTTACAGAAGAATCAGCGAGCTACGCAAGGACTAACCCGCCTCACACTCGATGAGGTCTGTTCATTTCTCAAGATATCCAGACCTACCATTGCTGCATCAATGCGGCTTTTTATTGCCTGATTTGCAGGTTCGATTCCATATTCGGAGATAGCACTCATGCAACACGAACTACAACCTGATTCACTGGTTGATTTGAAATTCATCATGGCTGATACTGGCTTCGGTAAGACCTTCATCTATGACCGGATTAAGTCCGGCGACCTGCCTAAAGCCAAAGTTATCCACGGACGAGCAAGATGGTTATATCGTGACCATTGTGAATTCAAAAATAAGCTCTTAAGCCGCGCCAATGGGTAA